GTTATAATCAACATTCTGCGGCAACATATCAACATCATGAAACACGAAGTAGTCACAATCTGTATCTGCTTCAAGAAAGCCAATGTTGAGTAACTTGGCTCTGTTGAAAGGCTTCCCTGCTTCTTGCTCAATGATGTAAATGTTGTGTACGATGTTCTGCTTCTCAAGATATTCCTTCATATGTGGAATAAACTGCTTGAGATGCTCTGCCCTATCGCGGTAGGGAACAACGACTGCCAACTTATGAACTTGCTGTTCCATACTTGAACTCCTTTGCAACCGCTTCCTCAAGACGCTTCATCACCTCTGCCGTGAAGTACTTCTCAGGATTCTCATTGATGTTCTTCTCAAATGCCGTTGTGCCATCAGGAAGTTCGATGCGAGTCGATACCTTCTTGAAGATGCCATGAGTCAATGCAATCTCCACAAGACCATAGTATCGATTCAGACCACTGTCGTAGTTCAACTGAACATCGACCATCTGATTCTCTTTGGTCAGACGAGACTTATACAACTTGCAATGAATGATGTTTCCGATGACATCGCCATCCGCATTCTTCTCCTTCTTCTTTGACAGGTAGACGATGGTGGATGCGGCATACTTCAGACCGCTACCACCACCCATCTCCTTCGTTGGGACATATGCGCCCACAACATCATATGTGTGGTTCGTCATCACAAGGGGAATCCTTGCCTTGCCCAACTTCATCGTGAGGACTCGGAATGTCGCCTTCACTCCCTGCGCCCGTGTCATGTCTCTGACATTCTTGCCCTCTGCCGAATCGTTCATTTCCTTCTCGGTTGACAACATTCCAAGAGAATCAAGAACGATCATCATGGGCTTGCGCTCAGACTCGTCCATCTCAAGGATCTTGTCAACAATCGACACGCATTGAGTCTTGAATTCCTCAATGGTGGCAACTGGAAACACAGCGACTCTCTTGGAGTCAACACCACGACCTTCGAACATGTCGGATGTGACCGCTTGCTCTGAGTCGAAGTAGAGGACCATGCCCTCGGGATTGTTCTTGAGGAACTGCGCGACAATCCCAAGGGTAAAGTAGGTCTTTCCCGTGGCAGATTCACCCGCAAGGGCAATGATCTTGTTGTCCGCTACTCCTCCGTACAAGGAACCAGAAAGAAGCGCATTGAAAGCATACGAACCAGTGTCAACAAATCCCGCGACATCTGCTCCGTCGATTCCATCCTCAACGATGCTGGCAAATTTGTTGCCAGACTCTTTCACAATCTGCTTTAGGAAATTCAAGGTTTATTCTCCAGAGAGTTTGAGCGAAACGGGCTTCACGCCACCAGTTGGCATGACAAGACCTGAGCCAAAGCCTGTGCTATATTCGTTTGCTGTATTCTCTTCTGGATCGACGCAGTACAGAACCTTGTCTGTTGCAATCGTGACGCTTTCTTCCTTGGCAAATGGAATCCAAGGAACAAGACCGACTTCTCCCTTGTTAATCATCACAAGCATCGCTGGCTTCTTCAGCGTGAGTGTGCTTCCATTATCGGTAACATTTGCGAGAAGATTTTCACCCGTAACTAGTCTAACCAATTTTGTAGCCATGATATTCTCCTTATGTTAGGCTTCACTTCATTGTACTATAGGTATACACTCTGTCAATACTCTTCGTCAGTATTTGTGTCGTAGTTAAAATTTGTTGCACCCGATGCACTCCAACGATCTTGGTTCTCGCAGAACCACTTGCGCGTAGAAAATTTAAAGTATGGAATCTTGAGATCAGATGATGGAGTTTGTGATTGATGCCTCCATATTATTCTATTGTTGGGCTGTGCTGCAAACTGACCATTGTCCAACTTTATGATGTTGAAAGATTTGTGTTCATTCGGAGTCTCAGACCATCCAACATCTACTTCGTTTGGATCAGATGCACATGGGTCTACTGTAAACAAATAGTAGCCAGGTGCGCGAGACTTATCTTTCATCATAACTTCACATCTTGCGTTTCGCAGACGCTCTTTACGGATCACAGAAATATTGTATGACATACAATCCCAAAGTTGCAACCAATCCAAGGGATATAGTTTTCTCACATCAACATCTTTTCTCCACACAAAAGCATGAAGAGGCAACTTGTCATATACCGCTCCATAGTCATGAATCAATGATTCAAAATAGAGTGCCTGATTGGGAATCGACTTGACTGTCAGCCAATGTGCCGATTCATACTCGTCTTTGCCAAGAGATTTTCCATTTTGATCTGTAAGAAAATCATATAGAAATTCCTTACGGACAAATACTTCAATAGGGGGTATGTTTGCTATCAGATAAGCCATTATCCAAACAATCCTTCCAATGTGTGAACAGGCTCTTCCTTCCACCCAAGAACGCCAAGAATGTTTCTCATAGGCTCAAGGAATGTCTTCTCAAACTGCAAATCGTAATCTACGAACCCATCAAGGTTGAACTCATCTGGAATCTTTGATGTGAATGCGATTACCTTCTCATGTAATGGATTGGGTGTTTTGAGATACAAGAACTTTATCTTGTCGCCCTCGCGTATCTCCTGATACTTTCCACCCAACTTGTTCTTCTTGAGGTTGTAGTTGAACAGCAGGGAACCCTTTGTTGCGATTGGCGTTCCCTTCTTGTAGATCGTACTTGAATCACCATACTCCTTCAGCCCATTGCAACTTCTTGGGAATGCGATCTTCTCTGGTGGAAGGCTCTTAAAAACATTCCTAAAGGTCGAAACAAACTCATGCACATGATGCTCGTCCTTATTCATAACGATTGAGATGGCTTCCTTGAGGGCATTGCGAACAACCTCTGGTGTGGAAGAACGCGCAGTCTCAATACCCATGATCTTGAGTTCGGGAACCTTTAGGTAAACATTCTCTTCGCCCATGCGAACATTTAGCATGTATCGCTTCTTTGCAGTCCAAATTCCCGATGAAGCAATCGACTCTCGCTTCATACGCATCTTGTTCTCATACGCATTTGTGTATTCAGCAAGACGATCATAAGACTTATTGATGACCTTCTGAATTGCCTCATTGGATGCCTTGTCAATGAACTGCGTGATCTTCTGTTCGTCCTTCTCGTTTGGCATTACCTTGGACACAAGCGGACCAAGATTTAGATAGACGGAGTCTGTGTCGATTGCAATCACATAATCGACATCTTCTGTGCCGTTTGCCTTGTTGAGATACTGATTCAGATCTTTTTCGACCCACTGCACCGACAACTGCCCCGACAGCGTGATTGCCTCAGCAATCGCCTCATCATAGTACCGAAACCATTCGTTTCCAATGGCACCGAAGGCGGAATTGAGTTGAATCTTGCGAACGAGTTGGAAGTTGTGGTACTTCGATATGGAGAGTCGTAAACTCTCTCTGCATTCCTCAGACGCATCCACAGGAAGTCGTTTGAGAGAAGCCTTTGCGTCGAGCATGAGATTTTTATAGTTCTTCCGCTCCTCGTACATTCTCCCCATGAGTTCAGGAAGAAATCCCCGAACATCCCTTCGATAAGTCGTACCATTGGCAGCAAGACAGACTCCTCTGCGGACGGCTTTCTCTCGCTCTGATATGGCAAGAGGCGAACCCTTGATGAAGGAATCGGGCGTAACCATCCTTCGAATCCCGTCTGCCGTCTTAGTCTCGGGAGATAAGTTGTACTGCATGATGAGATGGGGATATAGTGAGTCGAGGTCGAACGAGACAACCCATTTATGCTGTCCAACTTGCGGATCTTTGACATACGCACCTTCAAATGACGCATCTTTCTTTCCTTTCTTCTTCGGGGGAATGACTATGTTCTTGCCATGCAAATGGTGATAAATGATCTGTTCCCACGTTCTGACCTGTGAGAAAACATCATTGAGATTCACCTTTGCAGAGTAAGCCAACGAGACTGCAAGTTCAAGAAGCCTGAGTTTTGCCTCAAGTTTCTGAACAAGAATTGTATCCTGAATGTTGTATTGAACGAACTTGGTGAAATCGTTCTTGTAGAAATCAGAGAAGTTGTCGTACTCTACATACGCAACCTTCGTCTCTCCAAGTTCAACAGAGGTGATGTGACCCAACTTGTAGGACTCTCGCGTCACATAGGTGAACTTCTTGTAGAGATCAAAGTAGTCGAGCGTGTTGATGCCCACGATCTCATAAGAAATACTTTCCTTACCCATGATCTCAACTTTGCGCTCCTTGAGTTTGCCCCAAGGAGAAAACTTCTTGGCAAACTTCTCACCAAACAGACGAGTCATTCTGTTCACAAGATACGGAAT